GACAGAAATATAATGCATGGCGATTGCTTTCTATAAAAACAAAAGCCCACAGGATTGCACTCTGACTGCCAAGTCCCGGACCAATCCCGGCGAGTGCGCTCCTGTGGGCTTACTGGTTATGACTTGGCCCCCCAATAGTACCCCACCCCCTCGCCCCCGCGCAACAAAAGAAAAAGCCCCCGCGCAACAAAAGAAAAAGCCCCCACGCAACAAAAGAAAAAGCCCGCACGAGGCGGGCTTTGGTCCGAAACCTATCTGGCAACTGGACGCGGCCGGCAGTGTATCACGCCCCCATCTCCTCCGCCAATTTCATCAGCTTCTTGGCCAGGGCGACGAGCTCGCGCGCCGGCGTGCCGGGCGGCACCACCACATCGATATGGCGGGTGCGCACATGGATCACCTCCACCTCGGGATCGGCGTCCCCTTGCGGCTCGGCCAGGTGTGCACCGTCCGGCACAGGCTCGCGCGGCGTTGTGGGCGCCATCTGGCCGACGTAGACCCCGACCGCATCCATGGTGCCCAGCTTGAGCGGAGCGAGCATGTCGACCAGGGCGCGGATGGCGGCGACCGGCGCCAGCTCATCGGCAGCGCGCGCCACGCGCCGGGCGCCGAGTTTGTCGAATAGCGCGGCGGCGCGGTTGATGCGGCGCACCACTGTCTGATAGCTGGCGTCCTCGGGGTTGGTGCAAGGGCGGCCGGCCTCGGCGTAGACAGCGCGCAACTCGCGCTTGGCGTCGATGGACGTGCCGCCGACGGTGTGGAAGACGAAAAGGGCGACGGCCAATTCGGATTGCAGGGCTTTGGACGAGAGGGCGAACGCACTGGACAATGCTTTGACGCAAGGGGTGAAGTCGAACGATTGTGTTTCCATGATGTAACTCCTAGTGGTTATCAGAAATGATAAATCGGAGTTCCATTGTGCGCCGGCGCGGGGCCGGCGCTTTGAGGTGGGTCAGAGTTTAGCGGGGAACTATTTCACCACCGTCGCACAAGGCCCATCGTGCCCCGCCTGACGCGTGCAGCGCCACCCGGCCGGCGGGAGGGGGCATTCTTGGGCCGGCTGAGTGCTCGGCACGCCCTCGTACGGCCCCCACGGCTCTCGAGATATTTTCCAGCCAGAACGAGCGCGGTACGCACCTCCAGACCTTGCGATCCACGCCGACCATTGTCGCGCGCACTCCCGGCTGTTGATCGGCTCGGGGTACCGAACGGAATACCAGTCTTCAAAGTCGGCGCGTTCCATTTCGATTGGCTGATTTTCAGGCACCTTGGCCCCCGCATCCGCCGCCTCCAACAGCTCCATGACCTTGCGCGGGCGCACCAGCGCCAGCAGGGCGAAGGCGATGAACAGGGCGAATAGTTTAATTCTGAGCATTTTGTTTCTCCTTTTGTTTAATCAACCAGACCACCGAGCACTGCGCGGCGCGGATGTCCACATACGATTTGTACTCGGTGATGGTGTGGACCTGCGCGTGCGAGAAGAACTGAGCGTACAGTATGCACAGCTCGGCTTTCGAGAACAGTCGCACCTCATAGTCATAGCGAAGCGCGCCGATGGCGCGGCGCATGAGGGGCGGCACGGTGGAGGCCGCGCTGGTCTTCGGCCGCAGGAAGCAGGGGATTGGGAGGGCGCAGAGGGTCACAGCTCACCCCCGACACCCATCGAGCTGCGCACCTTCGGCGACACCAGGTCGTTGCGCGGAATGCCGAATTGCATTTCGATCTCCTTGGCGCGCGCCAGCGGCACGTAGCCCTGGCACAACCAGATATAGACGGACATGCGGGTTACGCCGAGCGCGGCGGCCAGCTTATTGCGGCTACCGGCCCTCTCGACTGCCTTGAGGACGGCCGAGTCGGGGTAGGTGCGGGGCGCTTCGCTTTCCAGCCATTCCTGGACGTCGATACGGCGCGCGCCGATGGCCTTGGCGAACTTGTCGCGGCCCCCGGTGAATTTGACGGCCCTCTGCAGGCCGGTTTCTTTATTGCTCATGGGTATTACCTCCTGTTGGTGAATAGCGCAAGCATACATGTAACCTAAAGGCCGCGCAAGAAAAATATACAAGCAACGAAATAGTTTGCAAAACACCTTGCGTAAAGTAATTCGTTATGTAAAGATTCGTTCTGTCGATTCGGACAACAACCAAACAGAGGAACCCACATGAGCATCGAACAAGCAATCACCGACCACGCCGCCGCCATCCGCGAACTGGCCGCCGCCATCCGTGGCGCCACGTCCGGCGCGCCGCTGAAGGTCGCCGACACCATCGCCCAGGACGTCACCAAGGTGGAAACCGACGCCAAGGCCGAGCAGAAGAAAGTCATGGCCCAGGCGGAAGCCGACCGCAAGTCGGCGGCAAAGCAGGCTGTCGCCGATGCACTGGCCAAAGCTGAAGCCGAGAAAGCCAAGCCGGCCGAGGAAGACGACCCCCTCGACGCCGCGCCGCTAGACTGGGACAAGGACGTGCGCCCGGCGCTGCTGGCGGTGGGCAAGGACCGCGACGCACTGGTTAAGCTGATGGGCAAGTACGAAGTGCCGAAGGGCGGCAAGGCGCCGACCGAGAAGTGGGCCGACCTGCTGGCCGAGGCCAACGCCATCGTGGCAGCGCGGGGCTGATCATGGGCGCCCCGCAGATCATCTGGATTGTTCTTGTCGCGATGGGTGTAGGCATCCAGATCGCCAAGCACGGACAGCCGGACAAATACAACGGCAAGACCGCGCTGATCGGCTGCTCTATCTCTGCCGGCCTGCTGTACTGGGGAGGGTTCTTCAATGGCTGACCACGCCAAACTCTCCCCGAGCGGCGCCAAACGTTGGCTCCTGTGCGCAGGATCCCTGGCCATGGAAGCCGGGATCCCGGATCGCGGCAGCGAGTTCGCCGACGAGGGCACCGCCGCGCACTTCCTGGCGTCCGAGTGCCTGGAGGGCGAGCACGATGCGAAGTTCTTCGTCGGCCGCCGCATCCTGGTCGGTGAGCGCGAGACTATGTGGACGGATCTGGCCGCCAACAGCGCGGCGAGCATCTTCATCGCCGACGCCGATATGTGCCGCGAGGTGCAGAAGTACATCGACGCGGTGCGCGAAGCGGCCCAGGGCGGCGAGCTGCACGTCGAGCAGCGCCTGCCGATCTTCGGCGGCGCGATCCCGGATCAGTTCGGCACCACCGACGCCCTCGTATTGATGATGCAAAAGCGTCTTGCCAAGGTGAAAGATTTAAAATACGGCCGTGGCGTGCAGGTATTCGCCTCGCATGTGGTCGGCCACACCGAGGTGGAAGTCGACGGGCTGATCGTCAAGCAGGAAATCCGCGAAGGCAACGAGCAGCTGATGCTTTACGCCCTCGGCGCACTGGACGAATACGACCTGCTGGGCGAGATCGAATTCGTCGAGCTGTGGGTGTACCAGCCCCGGCTCAACCACCAGGATATGTTCCTCGTTTCGGTGGAAGACCTGCGGGCGTTTGAGCAGCGGGCGATTGCCGCCGGCAAGGAAGCACTGAGCATCGCCGAACTGTACTTGCCCGACGTGCAGCCGATCCACGCGCTCAACCCCGGCCCCGACCAGTGCCGGTTCTGCAAAGCCAAGGCGACTTGCCCGGCGCTGCGCGACCAGGTGCTGGCGACGGTGGCGGGTGACTTCGAGGTGCTGCGAGAAGAAACGCAGGACAGCGATATGCCCTGCGAGCCGGACCCACTGCCAGTAATCGACAACCTCATCGCACTGGGCAAAGGCGAGATCGCGGTGTCCATCATCGACGCAGAGAAGATCATCGCGGCGGCACACGGTGTGGCGCCGGGCAAGGTGGACTTCGTTGATTCGGTCGAAGCCGACGACCACGAGTCCGAGCGGGCGTATTTCATCGTCAAAAAGCCCACGCTGCGCCCGGCCTTGGAGAATCCCGAGGCGCGGCTGACCAGCGCCAGCGACGAGCAGCTTGGCCTGTTGGGCGAGGCGATCGACCTGGTGGAAGGCTGGGCCAAGGCGGTGCGCGCCGAGCTCGAGCGGCGCATGCTGGCCGGCGGCGAGGTGCCCGGCTTCAAGCTGGTCAAGGGCCGCGAGGGCATTCGCAAGTTCGCCGACGCCGCCGAGGCCGAAGCGATGATGAAGTCGATGCGCCTGAAGCAAGACGTCATGTACGACTGGACGCTGATCAGCCCCACCACGGCCGAGAAGCTGCACGCCGACGGCGTCATCGGCAAGAAGCAATGGCCGAAGTTGCAAGCGCTGATCGTGCGCAGCGAAGCCGGCCTGTCGGTAGCACCTGCCGCCGACAAACGACCAGCGGTGGCGATCACCCCGGTGGCCGATGATTTTGAAGCATTGCCCGATGCCGACGACCTGTCCGATTTGATCTAGGAGCACGCCATGGGCGAGATCGCGGAAGACTGCTACGACCGGGCGATGGAAGAGTTGGACTTCGGCTATCTCGACTATGACCCGTATTACCCTTGTTACCCCACCTACCGAGCACCGAGGCGGGCCGCACCAAAAGCCGCGACCGTTGACGATTTCGAAGATCTCAGCACCGCACCCGAAGACCCGGACGACCTGTCCGATTTACTCTAAACCGATTCACAACTGAAAGAAAATCTACCATGAAAATCAAACTGCAAAACGTCCGTCTGTCCTTCCCTGGCCTGTTCAAAGCCGAGCCATTCCAGGCCGGCGACGAGCCGAAGTTCAAAGCCACTTTTCTGATCGAGAAGGGCAGCGACAACGACAAGGCCGTCCAGAAGGCGATCTCGGAAACGGCGGCGCTGAAGTGGGGTGCGGCCAAGGCACCGAAGATCGTCGACAGCATCCGGGGCAACACCAACCGCTTCGGCTACGCCGACGGCGACACCAAGACCTATGACGGCTACGAGGGCATGATGGCCCTGACGGCCAAGAACACCACCCGCCCGCTGGTCATCGACCGTGACCGCTCGCCGGTGACCGAGGCCGACGGTGTGGTGTATGCCGGCTGCTACGTCAATGCATCGGTCGAGGTGTTCTGCTACGACAAGCCGGGTCAGGGTGTCAGCTTCTCGCTGGGTGGCGTCCAGTTCGTCAAGAAGGGCGACGCGTTCGGCGGCGGCTCGCCAGCCAAGGAAACCGACTTCGATATCATCGAAGGCGCCGACGCCGACGACATCCTGGGTTAAACCCTATGCCCGGCTCGCGCCGGGCGTTTTCTGGAGAACGATATGTCGGATTGTTTCGACCATTTCAACGACGCTATGGACAGCTATGACAGGTCTATCGACGAGGGGTACGGCGGCTGCCGGGGCGGCCGGGCGCAGCGGGAATGGTTGCCGTTGAAGGATTGGCTAAAAGCCATGGGGATTCCTGCGCACCGCGTTACCTGCCGCAACTGCGGCGCGCGGGAATTGAAGTGGAAAGAGACCGAAAACGGCTGGCGTCTTTACAGCAAAGCGCGAGGCGCAGACGGCAAAAAGCTCTTGCACACCTGCTCTGCCTTGGCCGACTTCGACGATATATCGTGACCACCTACTCGATCCGCTGCCGCAACGGCCAATGCCGACACCGCCGCGTCAGCCGCACCCACCCCGACGAGTACAAGGTGGTGCCACCCTGTCCCTCCTGCGGCTCGCGCAAGGGCTGGCGGATCGAGCAGCGGGCCTACAACAAGCGTGGGCTGTGCAACTGCTCCGGGCCACTGGGCCGGAACAACGAGCCGTTCCCGCACCGCATCACCCATCCGTCGTGCGACCAACACCCGCACGGCATTTACAACCAGGCGCGCGCCCGTGGCGTTGCCCACGAAGATATCCCGGAGTGCTACCATCCATGATCAATAAAATCCACTTCGGTGATTGCCGCGACTCGCTGCGCGCCATGGCCGCCGCTGGCGTCAAGGTGCAAACCTGCGTCACCTCCCCGCCGTATTTCGGTCTGCGCGACTACGGCCACGCCGGGCAGATCGGGCTGGAACCAACACCCGACGAATTTATCGCTGAACTGGTCGAGGTGTTCCGCTGCGTGCGCGACGTTCTGGCCGACGACGGTACGCTGTGGGTGAACATCGGCGATAGCTATGCCCGCGATAGTAGGGTGAAGGCCGATAATTCACTGCACCTTGAAAAAGGTTGGAAGTCCGATCAAGAAATGCGGACGGCCCCGAACCTAGTGCGCGATGCGGTCGGCTACAAAGCAAAAGACCTGATAGGCATTCCCTGGATGCTGGCGTTTGCCCTGCGCGCCGATGGCTGGTATCTGCGCCAGGAAATCATCTGGCACAAGCCGAACCCCATGCCGGAAAGCGTGACGGACCGCTGCACCAAGGCGCACGAGCAAATTTTTCTGCTGTCGAAGTCGCCTCGCTATTTTTTCGATTCGGAGGCGATCAAAGAGCCGGCGCTTAGCGGCCCACCGGGAAACAAAACGCATCGTAGCGCGACAGCGCACGCGGAAGGCGACGAAAAGCACCGAACCAAGGCGGGGCTTTCCGATTACGCTGCTCGAGCACGCGCCGATGCGGGCGAGCCTGAATTACGCAACCGCCGCAGCGTTTGGAGCGTCGCCACCCGACCGTATAAGGGCGCGCACTTCGCCACTTTTCCGCCCGCGCTGATCGAGCCGTGCATCCTGGCTGGCAGCGCGCCAGGTGACTTAGTGCTCGATCCGTTCATGGGCAGCGGCACCACGGCGGCGGTCGCTATCGGGCACGGTCGGCAGTTCATCGGCTGCGAATTGAATGCGGACTATGGACCGTTGCAGGACCAGCGGATCGACGCCGCTTACGCCGAAACTTTGAAGGATCTGATATGAGCATCTACGACGACCCCGAAGACCGATGCACCACGCCCAGCCGGCGCCGGTTCTTCGGCAACCGCAGCCCCAAGAAGCAGGCCGAGGTGCGCGCCGCCGACCGCAAGGCGATGCACAAGCCGCCCGATGCGTTCATCGACCGCGCCGCCATGAAGGCCGCGCCCGGCAGCGAACTGGCCCGCGCCCGTATCGCGGCGCACGCCGCCTTTGATCCGCTGTGGCAGTCGGGCAAGTTCTCGCGCGGCGTGGCCTATGAGTGGCTCGCCTCGGAACTGGGCATTCCCGTGACAGCCTGCCACATGGTGCTGTTCGACGTTGCCATGTGCGGGAAAGTGGTGGCGATCTGCTCGGCGGATTCGGCTTGCAAACAGGCGGCCTTTGATCTGGTCGCCAACGACTTCGAGGATTTGACGAAATGACCGACGATATCGCAATGCCCCGCCAGCGCCTGGCGTTCATGGACTTGGAGACCTACTCTACCGTTCCGATTCGCCACGGCGCCTGGGCCTATGCCGAGGGCGCCGAGGTACTGCTGTGGGCCTATGCGCTCAACGACGGCCCCGTGATGGTGTGGGATCTGACCAGCGGCGACCCGATGCCGGCCGGCCTAGCGGCGATCCTCGTCGACGACGATATCACCACCGTGTGGCACAACGGCAGCATGTTTGACACCACGGTGCTTAAAGTCGCCATGGGCATCGACATCGCCCTGCCCCGGCTGCACGACACGATGGTCCAGGCGCTCCAGCACAGTCTGCCGGGTTCGCTGGGCGCGCTCTGCGAGGTGCTGGGCGTGCCGAGTGACAAAGCCAAGGACAAGGCCGGCAAGGAACTGATCCGCCTGTTCTGCGTCCCCTTGCCTTATCGCTTTCCCTACGCGCGCAAGGACTTCGCCACCAAGGCCGAGTATGATGCGGCGAAGTTGGCGGCCAGCGAGGCGTGGACCGGCCGCGCCACGGCCAAGACGCACCCGGCTGACTGGGCGCGGTTCAAGGAGTACGCCGCCTTCGATATCGTCGCCATGCGCGAGGTGTACAAGCGCATGCCTATGTGGAATTGCAAGTTGCCATACGAGCGCGAGATATTCCACGTCGACCAGCGCATCAACCGGCGCGGCATGTATATCGACCTCGACCTCGCGCGCGGCGCGCTGGCGGCGGTGGACGAGGAACAGGAACTGCTGCGCGAGCGCACCTACGAAATGACCAACGGCCAGGTACAAAGCGCCAGCAAACGCGACCAGCTGCTGCTCCATATCCTGGAGAACTACGGCGTGGACCTGCCCGACATGCAGAAGTCCACCTTGGAGCGGCGCATCGCCGACCCTGATCTGCCCGAAGGCCTCAAGGAACTGCTGCGCGTGCGCCTGTCGACGGCCACCACCAGCACCAGCAAGTATGTGGCGCTGCTCAACTGCGTCAGCAGCGACGGGCGCCTGCGCGGCACCAAGCAGTATTGCGGCGCCGCACGCACCGGGCGCTGGGCCGGCCGGCTGTTCCAGCCGGACAATCTCCCAAGTCGAGGACTCATGTCTGAGGAGCAGATCGAACTGGGCATCGAGGCGTTGAAGGATGGCACGGCCGGCATGCTGTTCGAGGATGTGATGTGGTTGACCAGCTCCGCCATTCGCGGGTGCATTGCGGCGCCGCCAGGCAAGAAACTGGTGGTGGCCGACTTGTCGAACATCGAGGGGCGTGGCATAGCGTACCTGGCCGGCGAGCAGTGGAAGCTCGACGCCTTCCGCGCGTTCGACGAGGGGCGCGGCGAGGACTTGTACAAAATGGCCTACGCCAAGTCATTCGGCATCAAGGCGGCCGACGTGACCAAGGACCAGCGGCAGATCGGGAAAGTTCAAGAACTCGCCCTGGCGTATCAGGGCGGCGTGGGCGCGTTCGTCACCTTCGCGGCCGGCTACGGGCTAGACCTGGAAGAACTGGCCGAGAAGGCGCAGCGCTACATTCCCGGCGAGGTGTGGGGCCAGTCTTCGATCATGCTGGAATGGCACCGCAGCAAGGGGCGCGACCCCGCCGCGCAGTACGGCTTGTCGGACCGCGCGTGGCTGGTGTGCGAGTCTTTCGTCCTCGGCTGGCGCGCCGGCCATGCCAACATCAAGGCATGGTGGCACGACCTGGAGGACAAGATCCGCCAGGCCATCACCACGCCCGGCACCACCTACGCCAGCGGCAAGCTCAAGATCCGCCGCGACGGCGCCTGGCTGCGCGTGGTGCTGCCGTCCGGCCGCGCGCTCTGCTATCCCGGCCCTGCGCTACAGGCCGAGCGCAAGAAGAAAGACGAGACCGAAACGGCCGACGTCGAGACCGTGCGGGCGGTGGAGTCGGACAGTGGCGACGGGCGCATGTCGATCACCTACCTGGGCATGAACCAATACACCCGGAAGTGGGGCCGCATCCACACATACGGGGGCAAAAACGCGGAGAACGATACGCAAGGGTTTGCGCGCGACGTGATGGCCTGGAATATGCCGATCATCGACGGCGGCTACTTTGACGGCGAGGAATTTATCGACGGGCTGCGCGCGCTGGAGATGCACGGCGAGCGCGACGACCGGCCCGAGCACCTGCAGGGCTATGGCGCCGTTCTCACAGTTCACGATGAAATAGTTGCTGAGGTGCAAGACGACCCCCGTTACAACCCCGAGCACCTGGCCGCGCTGCTGTGCGCCCCGCCCCCGTGGGCATTAGACATGCCGCTGGCCGCCGCCGGCTTCGAGTCGTACCGCTACAAGAAATAACTTGCACAAGTAAATACTTGCGTGTATAGTTCTTACATCAGCAGCGCAAACCGAACCGGAGATCAAAATGGCAAAACTTACAGGCGCACAAATAACTTCGATAGAGACGGTCCTGTACCACATGGGCCGCGCTCAAAAATTACTCAACGACGATTGCGTTATCGTAGGCCGAACTAAAGTAAAGCAGACAACCACCGAAGACTTTGCCAGGGCAGACGGCCTCGCGCTGCAGCCTATAGCTAAAGATATCGGCTCTGATCTAGTAGGTTTTGAAATGGCCGCCGAATACTTACGCAATTTCCTGAAATTTAACACTAAATAAAACCGCCCGCCACCCGGCGGGCATCCTCCACCCTCCCAAGGACCAAACCATGAACACGAAAAACGAAAACGCGCTGCTCGACCTGGCCGCCGACATCCTCAAGTGCAAGAACGACGCCGCACTGTGCCGCGCGCTGGACGTGGCGCCGCCGGTCGCCAGCAAGATCCGCCACGCGCGCCTGCCGGTGGGCGCCAGCATGGTGGTGAAGCTCCACGAGACCACAGGCATGGCCGTCGCCGACATCAAGGCCTACATCACCCACGGCCCGCAGCAGGTGGCGAAGCCGCAGACCCGACTTACCGTGCACCCGGGGCGTCCGACCAGCAATACGGCGGAAGCATTCGAGGTGCTGTTCGCCCCGAAAGGTCCAAAATGAAAACCGTTCTCCTCCTCGGCGGCCCGGCCGCCGGCCAGCGCGTCGAAGTCCACGGCGGCATGACCAGCTATCCCGCTCCTGGGTTCTTCGAGTTCTACAAACTCGTCCCGATGTGCTCGCACGGCGAGGTGCACTGGTTCGGCGTGCTCGACGGCGCCGACCCGCTGGCGCTGCTCATTGCGGGGTATCCATCGGTAGAAGCACCACGGCCGGTTGTCCACCGCGACGGTAAGAGCGTGGTAGACGCCGCACTGGCGGCGATTGCCTACGACAAAGCGATCAACACATGTGCCGACACGCCCGACGCGATGTCGTCCTACTGCACGGCGCAGGGTGACACCTTGGATACCCTGTACGCCGACTGGATCACCAAGAGCCGCGCCGTGCTCGCCGAGTACCGGGTGCCGCTGTGATGCGCCTGTTCCTTAGCGCGTGGGTCGTCCTGCTGGTGTTGTTCATCTGGTGGATCGCCCAGATTCCGGCGCCACCAGCCAAACCCGAAACGCTCACCTGTGTCCGGGTCAAGGAAGTCACCCCGGCCGGAACGATCAACTACCTTTGCGAGGTGCGGAAATGAAACGCATCAATCGTCCACTGATGCTGTCCTTGGCGATGTGCGGCATGCTGAACCGGCACTGCGAGGCGGTGCCGATGGACCGCACCACCTACGCCGCTGTGCGCGATCCGGCCGACCGTGACCAGCGCAAGCAAGAGGCCAAGCGCGCCCGCCGCGCCCAACTGAAACGAGGTAAGAAATGAAACGCCCACTGCGCGAGAGCGATATCGAAAAGTACTTGGTTAAGCGCGTCAAGGAACTGGGCGGCGAGTGCCGGAAAATTCAGTTCATTGGCCGGCCGGGCGCGCCGGATCGGCTGGTGATGCTGCCGCCGTCCGAGTACCCCGCCGCCTGGGACCGTGCGTGTACCATCTGGGTCGAACTCAAAGCCCCCGGCAAAAAGGCCGAGCCGCACCAGGCCCGCGAGCACGCGCGCATGCGCAAGATGGGCCAGCGCGTGGTGGTCATTGACTCGTACGAACAGGTCGAGGAGTTATTCAAATGAAAATCTATATCTCAGATCATGACGTGCCACACGCGGTGCCCGAGGACGGCAGCGAGAGCGACATCGACGGTTTTACGCGGTTCGTTAAACTGGATGACGCCCGCGCGGCGTTGGTCGAGATCACGGACGTTGTCGCCCAGCGAAACAAGCGCATCGCCGAGCTGGAAGCGGAACTCGCGGACCTGGTTCACCCGTTCGACCTCGCCGCCTACCGCGAAAAGAACTTGCACAAGTAAATACTTGCGTGTATAGTTCTTACATCGCAACCCAACCGGAGAACACCATGTCCCGTTCCATTGAACCACTCGCAATCCGCCGCGCCGCCCAGCTCAAAGCGCTGGCGCAGGTGCGCAACACCCTGCCGCGCCACGACATGCGCACCGTCGAAGAACTGTTTGACCTGGCCTGCGCCAGTGGCTTCGACGTCAGCCACCTGTCCGACAAGCAGCTCGAACTGATCGACACCCTGGCGGCCACCTACCTGCGCGAGGTGGCGTGATGAACGCTCCGCGCGCCACAACACCACCCCCGGTGCCGCCGAAGACGATCTGGTCGGCCGACAAAACCCTGCGCGACGAATTCGCCATGGCTGCGCTGACCGGCGCCATGTCGCGCGGCTGGCGCAACCCGACCGACGTCGCCAAGGAAGTCTACGCCGTCGTCGACGCCATGCTGGAGGCCCGCAAATGATTATGAAAAGCCTCGATTGGGCGCACAAGAACGGCACCTTCGGCATGTTGGTTTGGGTGGCTGGCGCCACGTTCGCATGCTGTACGGGCCTGGCGTTCATCGCCATCATCCACGATGTCATCAAGGATTCAAATGCAAACCGCTAATCTCACCCCGCCCTTCCTCGACTTCTGGACCGCACGCGCCGAGGGCGTGCCGGCCGCCGATCTCGAATTTCGCGCCAACGGTACGCTGTGCGTTCGCGTGCTGCGCAACGGCCCGGCCGGCATCGATGGCGTGATGGTGCTCGACTACAGCACGAACTGGGCGTTGACCGGTCCGCTGGTGGAGAAGTACGATCTCACGCTGCGCCCGCTGTCAGAAAACGTGTGGTCAGCGTACGGCAGCTATTACGGCGACGGCACCGAGCAGGAGGGCGACACCCCGCTGGTCGCCATCTGCCGCGCCGTCGTGCGCGCCGTGTTCGGCGACGAGGTGGAGGATTTGCCATGCTAGAGAAACTCTACACCATCGAACTGGTCGCACGCCGCCGCTGGTGGGTGACGCCCTATATCCACTTGCTGGCCGGACTGTGCGCCCTGATGGGCACCGAGCCGGATTGCGAGAAGGCCGGTAAGTTCGTCGCCAAGTGGGGCTTCAAATATGAGTCGAAATTGAAAGAGGTGAAGTGATGCGTAAAGCCGACGAGATCACCCTGTACGCGGCCCTGCGCGACCTGCACGGCGGTCCGTTCAACGCCAAGCGCTGCCCCGAATTCGCTGATGCGGTGGGCGTGTTCTTCGGCATCCAGCCGAAACGCGTGTACGGTCTGCTCGAAAAGTGGGTACGCCTCGGCTGGTGGGAGTACGGCGTTTCCGTTCGCGCGGGATGGTTCACCCCCGAGGCGCCGGAAAGGATCGAGCCGTGATCATCACCCCCCGCGATTTTACGCCCCGGCCCTACCAGAAAATAATCACAAACTTCATCTTAGAGAACGAGCGCTGCGGTATCTGGGCTGGTCTTGGGCTTGGGAAAACGACAAGTTCTCTCAACGCCATTGACGTGCGCCAGATGCTCAGCAATAAACCGGCGCTGGTCATCGCCCCCAAGCGGGTGGCCACTACCACCTGGCCCGACGAGGTCAAGAAGTGGAACCACCTGTCGCACCTCACCGTGCTGCCGATCACCGGATCGGAGAAGGAACGGTTACGCGCGCTGCGCTACGATGCTAACATTTACACAATTAATTTTGAGCAACTACCCTGGTTAGTTGAACATTTCGGCGACCGCTGGCCGTTCGAGGACGTCTACGCCGACGAGTCGACCAAGCTCAAGGGCTTCCGGCTGCGCCAGGGCACCCAGCGCGCCAAGGCGCTAGGCCGGGTGGCCCACACGAAGATCAAGACGCTCACCGAGTTGACCGGCACGCCGGCGCCGAATGGCCTGATCGACCTGTGGGGGCAGGCGTGGTTCCTCGACAAGGGCGAACGACTTGGCCGCACCTTCGACGCGTTCAAGCAGCGGTGGTTCCAGAAGTCGTACGACGGCTTCGGCATAACCCCGCATGAGCACGCGCAGGATCAGATCCAGCGTGCGCTGCAGGACATATGCTTGACGATCGACGCCAAAGACTGGTTCAAGCTGGAAGACCCGATCGTCAATAATATCTACGTCGACATGCCAAGCAAGGCGCGCGCGCACTACGAGGACATGGAGAAGCGCATGTACACCGAGCTGGCCGCCGATCGGAGCATGGACGCCACGAACAAGGCGATCAAGACGATGCGGTGCTTGCACATCACTAGCGGGTTCTCGTTCTACGGCGAGGACAAGCAGTGGATGGACCTGCACGACTCGAAGCTGCAGGCGCTGGAGGAGATCATCGAGGAGGCCGCCGGCATGCCGGTACTGGTCGCCTACCAGTGGGTGCCGAGCCTGGCCCGGTTGCAGAAGGCATTCCCCGATGGCATTCTGCTGTCGACGAACGAAGGCTTGCGGCGCGCGCAGGCCGGCGAGGGCCGGGTGTGGTTCGGCCACCCGCAGAGCATGGGGCACGGTGTCGACGGCCTGCAGGAGCACAGCAACATCATGGTGTACTTCGACCACTGGTGGAACCTGGAGGAGCGCGACCAGGTGCTCGGGCGCGTAGGCCCCACCCGTCAGATGCAGGCCGGGAAGAACCGCCCAGTGTTCGTGCACAACCTGATCGCTTCGGGAACGGTCGACGAGCAAGTGATCGAGCGCGTAGAATCTAAGCGCTCAGTGCAGGACGTGCTACTAGCGGCGATGAAGGCAAAAGGCTACGCGTAAAAATAACTTGCACAAGTAAATACTTGCGTGTATAGTTCTACTCATGGGCAGCGCAACGGGCGCGGCGGAATTGGAGAAACTACAATGTGGACCAAAATGAAAACCGCCTGGCGCGCGTATCTCGCGGCATGCCGCGAACCCTTCGACTTCGAAGACGAAATGTGGTAACACCCTACACCGCCCACGAGGCGGTTAAGGCATTGAGGGGGTATCCCTCTGAACTCAACCCACTGAAAGGTTACACCATGAAACGCATCCTCCCAATCGCTATCGCCCTGTTCGCAACCATCGGTGCCGCACAGGCCCAACAGCAAACCGGCATCCTGGCCAGCCAGATCCCGCTGCGCGGCGCCGGTCAAGGCAGTACCTTCGACGCGGCCACCGCCCGCTACATCAACTTTGCGCAAAACGATCCCTACATCATCGACGCCGATGGTATCCGCGTGAACGGCTCTTTCAGCCTGTCCAAGCTGCAAGCCATGCCAGCCTGGAAAGGATACATCAAGGTTACCGACTACCTGTACATCAACACCGTCGGCGCCCGCTTCTCCTGCAACCCCGGCACCAACTACGCTACCCTGATCAACTTCGCTGGTCACGGTTCGGAGGCGCGTGCTGACAACTGCTCGCTGCGCGACCGCGTCAACAGCCAGTCGGACACGAACTAAATCCACCTCGGCCGCCTTCGGGCGGCCCTCTCCCAAGGAGCACGACATGTTTTTAATCGGGTATCTGGCGTTCGGCGCGGCCTTCTACAGCTGGCTATTCCTGTGGGCGGAGGCCGAGCGCGGCGTCCCATGCCGCTGGTCGAAATGGGCCGGCCGAGTCGGCTTACTGTTCGTGGCGGCCGTGCTGTTGGCGATGCTTACGGGGTGTGGCGGAAAGGACGACAGCGACACGGCCGAAGGCCGTAGCGGCATGACGCCGCGCACCGATGCGTTGACCGGCTGCCAGTATCTGACCTACCGCACCGTCTACGGGGCGTCGATCACTCCGCGCATGGACCGCGACGGAAAGCAGGTGTGCAAATGACCCGCTGGCACGTCGCCGACTGGAAAGCCATTAAACGGGCTGCCAAGCTCGCCGAGGCCGATCTGGCGGTGCAAGGCTGGCTTATCGTTTTAATCGCGCTGGCGGCCCTCGTCGCAAGCCTGTGGGCGCTTTAATCTACTTCAGCGCGTCGTAGGCGCCATAACAGGCGCCGAGGGCGGCGCGCTGTTCGTCGGCACGTTGAGCGAGCCCGACAAGAAAAGTTGCATCTGGTCTTGAAAGCTCTGCCCCAGTGGAACCCGCGCAAGCGGTGGCGGTTTTGGGCACCCCACCGCCGGGCGCGGGTCGACGATCGGCGCGCTGGCGCATGCGCTCAGAATTAAGGGCAGCAGCGCCAGCAGCTTGGGCTTGGGCAATCGCATTGGTCTTCTCCTGTTCCACCTGGCCGACACGTGTCGCCCAGCTTTGTTCTTTGGCGCGTGCGTCGCGCTCATCGGCCGCGCGGATCTCGGCGCGCTGCCGGTCCACCTCCGCCGTTTCCGCCTTCATCTTGTCGATACGTCCGGCCATGATGGTATGGTCGGCGAAAGCGCCGGTGGCCATGCCGACGACCAGCGCGCCGACGGCGATCGGCCAGGTGGGAATAAGGCTCATGGTTTCGTTACCTCCGTGGTTTGCGACACCAACGTCGACACGCTGGTGGTGCCCGGCATTTCATTCTTGTTGAACACCACCTTGACCACTAGCGGCGCCACCCACATACCGCCATAAGCAAGAAATAGGCCCTCTGTCATTTTGCCTTGGATGGTCAGATAGGCGAACGCCCAGGTGGTGACGCCGAACGCGACCATGAAAGCCAGTGCGATTTTAGACACCTTGCCGTTCTCTGTGATAAGGTCGAACGCGTTGAACTGCGCCAAGGCGTCGCGATGCGCGCGCCAGAACGAAATCACCAGCAGCGCGGCCCCGAGGGCCAGTACGCCGAGCATTATGTCGCGGGTGTTCATGCCAATACCCGCAGGGCCTGCTCGTAGAGCGCGCGCCGCTCAGCCAGACCATTGGCCCCGCCGTTGACGATCTTGCTGATCGTGTCGATATCGCCCGTCAGTGGTTTGCCGGTGCGATTGCCGGCCGCCCAGTACCACCCGGCCGAGAGGCACCCCCAATGGGGCAGAAGCAACAGATCGGGATTGCCGATCAGGTCTGGGCCGATGGCCTTGCCGCACCTGGTGTAGTTATCGCGTCCTGTCAATTGGATTGGGCCGCGCCCCCGGAAGCGCCAGCCATCGCCGCTTTCGGCCGGGCCGTTGCCCATTCGATTTGCATATGCGATGTTGGCGATTCCGACTTGGTCGGCGGGATGATCCGCCGAGCGCCCGTAGTGCGCAGCCACCGCCGGCGGAAAGCGCGTGGGGCTGAATACCTGCGGCAACGCGGTGACGCTGTAATTCAGGTTTTCCGAGAACACGCGCAGGCCGCCCGATTCATGGATAACCTGCGCGAGAAAGGCGGCTTGGTTATTTATGCCGAATTTCAACATAGCCGCGCCAAGGGCTTCGGCAAATATGACGGGAGATTGGCAGCCGGGCGCCAAGGCCGCGAGTTGGGCAGCAGTGATCATCAATCGGCCTCCGGCTTTATGCCCCTGTCGAGCATTTCCTGCATCAGAATTTGGTTGCGCAAGCGCAGATTACGCTCGTTGGCACGGTGGTACCGCGCGAGTGCCAAGGTGGCGATTAGGCCAGCAGCAATCGCCCCCAGTGACAGCGTGGTGTGGACCAGGTCCATGAGCCCGGCGGCACCGAGTGCGGCCGATGTGCCGCCCACCACCGCTGTGGTCTTAGGACTGATCAGTATGTCGGCGATTATGCTCCGCAATTCGTCGCTCAAGGTCATCGTTTTTTCTCTTCCAAATGAAAGCCCGGGCTTTGAAAAGAAGCGAAACGAAAAAAGCCGAAACGCCGAGGCAGATAATTAGGGTCGCCATTGCTAGGCCATAGAAGTCGTACAAGTTGCGCATAGGATATCACCGTTATCACCCCGTTGAGGGCGTAAATTAACGGCGAAATCTTGGCCGAGTAAGCAATGAAGCTCAGGAAATTTACTGCGATCGCGCAATATGCTAGGCGCTGCAGGTCGAACGATGCTTTGCCCCGCACCAATGCGGCAGCGGCTAGCAAGGCGCAAGCGTTGGTTAAAGCCGACAAACATTGGTTCAAGGCCACCCCGGGCAGTGTGTTGCTGGGGGTGTAAAGGGTGAGCTGCGCCCACGCGAGGCCGAAGGTTATGGCCGCGCATATGACCCGGCCCACCCAATCCGCGAGATTCATGCGCTACTTCTTTTTGCCCTTGGGGGCGAACTTTTCCGGCGCGGGCTTGGCCGGCTTCTTTGTGGTCGAAGTTTTCAGGGACTTCGGTTTGTTCGGGTCAGGGACATTGCCGCCGGTAGCCATGATGGTTCCTTTCAAGTTGGGTATTGCGCGATTTTACTACTATTCCGGCGTTGGCGGCAGATCTTCCGGTAACGGTGGATACGGTGGCGATGGCGGATCGACCACAGGATTCGTTTCCGATCCCACTGGATTATCGCGCAGCCACCGCGCGTTCACACGCCAACGGTCGGTAAATACCGCCTGCGCGAACCATTCGTTCGATACCATGGTATTGCGCCCCGTCCAGTCCTCGAGGTACGTGTCGATGTATTTCACGACCGTTTTATCGTAGAGGTTGTCCCAGTCATATTCCATTTTCGTAGTCCTTGTTTAAAACTCAATCTGTAGCAAGCCGCCGGTTGCGGGGCCAGTTGTTATAGTTCCACCGCCCGAAGCGACGCCCCCCGGTGCGCCTCCGTATAATCCGCCTGCCGTTCCCAGTACCGTGGACACGGCCTGCGATGCGGAACCCGAACCGCCAGCGAAAACGCCTGCCGCCACGCCATTGGGATTCCCTTCCACCAGGCCGCCGCCGCCGGCCCCGGCATTCGCGCTCACAGTGCCCGCCGTGGGGCCTCCTGCGGTGGCGTTCATGATAGTGGTGGCTTCGCCCAGCACCGCCACGGCGGTGGATTGCAGGCCGCCGAAGTTAAGGCCGCCAAGGCCGGTAGTGGTGCCCGTGGTCACTGCTGCCGCCGCACCGCCCGCGCCACCTCCGCCGCTCGCGGTATGTACAGCGCTGCTGATGTCCCCGCCATTGCCGCCCACGCCGGCCCCGCCACTGGCTTTGCTCTGCGATGTCGCCACAGAATCTGACGACGTAATATTGCCGCCACGGCGCCCAATGCCCTGAATACCGACAGAACCGCCGCCGGTTGCAACCTGAGCGCCGCCCGTGCCGAGAATTGCGCCGCCGTCGCCGCCCTGCACATTGATGTCGCCACCGGTGGCCGTGCCCCCGACGCCGCCGGCAAGCGCGCCGTCAGTGCTACTAGCCAATCCACCGCCTCCGCCGTTGGCGGTCATAGTGATGATTCCGCTGCCCGAAAACGATGTGGAATTGCCCGTAATACCTGCCGTCGTGCCGTTGGTGGAAGTGGTAGCGTTCGATACCGCTGCTGCTACCACACAGGTGTATGACTGCCCCGCGATCAAGAACCGCATGCCTACGAAGAGGCCGCCCGCGCCTGCGCCTGTCGCGCGCTGCGTAGCGCCTCCGCGAACGAGGCCGCCACGGCCTGATCCACCGATCCCGGTAATACGGTGCCAGCCAGTTTTGCTGGCGACAAATGCTCCGGATGCGTTGATGCGCCGCGTGTTCTGGAAAGCGCCATAGAGGGCCGCCATGGCCGTGCCGTCGCCCTTGGTGATAGCGATCTGGAATTTCGTGGTGGTCTCCGCGTAGACGTCAATCTCGTCCCCCGCAGCGACCGTGTACGAGGTGCCGCTGGCCACGCCGTGGATCACCATGTTGGTGCCGGCCGTCAGCGTGAAGGTGCCGCCGGCCAGGATACGACGGTGCGCCCCGGCCTGCGGCGCGGCGGTGAATCCGGTGATCGTCGCGGTGCCGGTGACCGTCTCGTAATTGCCCGCGCCGCTCCAGATGTCCATGGTGGTCGCGCTGGCCACGTCGGCGCCCTTGGCGTCGTTCAGTGCGCCAGTGAGGTTGCCTCCTGACAGGCTACCCGTTGGGCCTTGCGCGCCGCGCTGTCCCGACAGGCTGATGTTCCAATCGGACACCACCCCGGTGCCAGTGAAGCTGGTCCCCGTGATCGTCAGCGAGGTGCCCGAGTAGGCCGCCACGGTGCCGTAGATCGCATTGCCCGAGTTGGTCTGGTCCACCGCTTTCACATCGGCGCCGACGGAGAACTGCTTGCCGGCTTGTGTCACAAATACGAACGTGCCGGTGCCCAGCGTCTGGTCGGTGGGGCTCGTGGCGATGATCGACGCCGCGCTGTTGGCCGCTGCTGTGGCGCTGGCCGCCGCTGCCGTGGCGCTGGCCGCCGCCTGATCTCGGTACGTCAGTGCGGTGTCGCGATACCCCTGCGCGGCGTCGCGCGCGGCTTGGGCGGCGTCGCGGTACGTCAGTGCGGTGTCGCGGTAGCCCATGGCGGATGCCGCGCTGGCGGCGGCCTCCACCGCGTTGGCGTAGGCGTTGGCGACGATGGCGGCCAGCTGCGTCAGGATGACAGTAGAGAACCACGTTACCCAGGCGTCAACCCGATTGGAGAACGTCGCGCGGTCGCCCCGCTGCGGCAAGTCGGCCGGCGGCGGAGTGTAGCCTGGTGGAGTTGTTGGCATTAGATTGTACCTCTCACTGTGATATTCAAAACTGGTTCGCCGAAATCGTCATACTGCTGTCGCCCGCTCATCAGGCCGAATACCGTCAGGGCTTCATACATGGCGGCAGTGCTGCCGACCACCACCACGGGCACGCCGAGCAGTTCCTTGACGGTGTCGAGCACGGTGTTGGCGTCCTCGATGCTCATCTTGGCGCTGATCACCAGGCCGGTGGCGTTGTGGCCCTTCTTGGTCTTCGTCTTGCCGAAGCTGTCCGTCACCACCCGGCTGTAATCGACTGGCTCGACCGATGCGCCCCGCAGCGGCGCGCCGAGGGGGCGCATGTCGCCGATTGCGAGCATGCCTATTTTCGCCCCACCAGCCGCTTTGGTCAACGTGAAGCTGAGTTCGGCCCCGTTGTACGGGTCGATGCCGGTGGCGATAAATTGGGTCTGCGGCTTGAAGCGGTCGAAGAAATACTCGTAGTAGTCGGCCGGCGCCGAGCCTTCGAGCGGCCCGCTGAAGCTATAGATAACGGTGCCGCCGGGGGCATCCTTGACCGTAACCACCATACTGTCGGCGTCGAGGCCGAACATGGCGAACCCATTGAAGTACCCGGGCGTGATGGTGTACGACAGCGTTGTGCCAGTGCCGACGGTCTGCGTGTTCACCTCGCTGTCGAACAGGGCGAATTTGTTGGTGGGGTCCGCGTCGATCCAATACGTGATGACGCCGGCCGCGTTGTACTGGTTGGCCGGGATCTCGGGGTCTTTCGCACCGGCGCCCGCCGTCATGGCCTGGGCCGCTTCGTACACCCGATGCGTGGACGCTTTGTACACCCGGTCGCCGACGGCGTATGCTGACGCACTGGACCATGCCGGGTTCGGGTCTTCCGCCGCCAGCGATGTGGCCGTGATCATGGCGGCCGTAATCTCCACCGGGGCCAGCACGCTGCAAATGTCGTCGCTTTCTATCATGCCGATTCCGTAAAGAGTGCGTTGCCGCCGCTTGAGACCTGGTCGAACTGGTCGGCGAGCTTGGTGGTGGACATAGCCGTGCGGTCCATGGAAGTCTGCATTCCGGCCATCTGCGTGTTAAGCGCGTCAAGCGAGGTCTGCAGCGCGGTAGTGCTGGTCGGCGCCGTGCCGCCCGCGCCGTGCGCCGCCAGCCATTGCGCCCACGTGCCGTTGGCTTTCGCCGCCAGTTCATCGGCCGCGCCTTGAATGAACTGGGCGGATTCCCCGGCGTCCACTGAGGCACCGAACACGCTTTTCCAGAAAGCCACGCCAGCGGCGTCGCCTTCACGCCCCAGTACGCTGCGATAAAGATCCTCCACCGTCATGCCCGCGCCGCCGGGATTGCCTGGCGTGGCGCCCAATTTGAGCGCGGCGATCGCGGCGGCCAGCGAAGCGACACCGGCGTCCACCGACATGGTAGCCTGGTAGGTGCCCAGCGCGATGCCGGCGGCGTTCTGGCTGCTCTGCAGCAGCGAGTCCAACGCGCCGATCTGGCGGGTGTACGCGGCGTCGGCTGCGGCCTTCTGGTTCTGCAGCACCTGCAGCGTCTTCTCGGCCGTGGTGAGCTGGTCGTCGGTCAGCCCGGCCAAACCGGAGATACTGCGCGAGGCGCGCGCCTGGTCGCGCTGGTACTCGATCAGGGTGCCGAACTGGTCAGCCGAGTCGGCGGACACCGCGCTGATCGCGTCTCGGATGCTGTCAGCGCTCGGCAGCACGCCCGACGCTTTGGCGATGGCGAAGGCCGCCTCGAGCTGCGCTTGCGCGCTCGCACGGCTCGCTGCGTTTTGGGTGGCGCCCACCCGGGCACCGGACAGCAGGTCCGACAGCGAGCGCAAGTCAGCGATCTTGCCGGTCCATTTTTCTATGCTATCGGCGAAGCCAGCCATCATCTCGTCGAAGGCGCTTTTAAGCTGGGTCTTGCGTGCGGCCACTGCGTTGGCGACAGCATCGAGCATGGAGCTTACACCCCCCTTCAACAGCGTTTCATTGGCGCGCAACCTTTCCGCCTCTGCAGCGGCAGCGGCGCGTGCCGCGTCGGCAGCGGCAGTAGCGGCCGCATCCTCGGCCCGCAGTGCGTTGAGACGGTCGTACAGCGCCACCGTGCTGGCGTCCATGGTGCGGATCTCCAGCGCGCGCACCGCCGCCTCGCCCGAGCGCGCCGCAAGAATTTGATCGATCTGGTCTTGGTACCCCTTATTGGTCGCGGCCAAGGCGTCCGCCAACGCCTTGGCCTGTGCCATCTGCTCGGCTGCTATGTCGGCCTGCGCCTTTGCGGCGGCTTCGGTGGCGGCGGTTACCTCTTTGAAGGCCGGGGCCAGCGCGAGCATGTGAACGTACAGGTCGGCGCCGGCCTTGGTGTTCAGATCGATACCGAGCACCGCCGCCTTGAACTGGTCGTTGGTCTTCACTGCCGACATGCCCATGGCCGCTAACGCGTCTGCCAGTTGCTTCTGCACTGGGGCCAGCTTTTCGGCGTCGGATAGGAAATTCTGCTGGAAGTACGACACCCCGGCCGACAGCTGCTCAAGCCCGCCGGCGGCGGCGATCAGATCCTCGCGTGCCTGAATGCCCGCGACACCGAACAGTTTGATCGATTGCCCCGTGGCGGTAAGGATCGCGTCGACGCCCTGGTAGTCAACCGCCAGGCGCTGCAACGCTGTCGACATGGTCTCGCCTTCTTTGGCGAAGGCCGCAAGGCTTGGCACCAAGCGCAGCGACAGCTCGTCACCGATGTCGCCGAACAGCTTGGCCACGGTCGCGTTGTCTTCCTCGGCCTTGCCTGTCAGCTTGATGTCGAAGGACTTGGAGTAGCCGTCGATGACGTTTGCCTGAATGCCCACGGCGCTTCCGAAGCCCTTGACCGATGTGATCATGTTGGCGATCGTCTCGTCCCATGCTTTATCGGTTGCGGCGTCCAGATCTGCCGATTTCTCGTAGCGCTTGGAGCTGCGGAAAATCCCACCCTTCTCGATGATCTTGGCGTAGCTGTCGGCGTCAAACCCCGCCGCGCCCACGGTGCCGCGCAGCCCCTGCGCTTCGACTCGCGGATCGGCGCGGCCAAAGAGTTTCGTGTTGACCGAAGCACCAGACAGGATATTAGCGATGGCGTCGTTAAATCCAATCGCCTTCATCGTCTTTTCGGCGAAGTTGGTGGGTAGCGCCGCCGCTTGCAAGATCGGATTGGTGATCGTGCCGTTGTTGGCGGTGAAGCCCTCTTTGCGGAAGCCGTTGGCCGCGTTCATGCCTGCGATGATCCACCCGATGATGGGGATCGCCGACGAGGCCCCTAGCGCTGCGCCTGAGCCGGCCGCTGTCGTGCCTGCGTAGCCGCTGGCGGCACTGGCCGTGGCCGACCCCAAGGCGCCGCCCTGCATGCCCGCCCCGAACGCTGCCACCGCCTCGCTACCGAAGGTGGTGCCCAGTGTGGATATGTAGCCCCCGAGCGAACTGGCAACCCCCGTCGTGAAGCCGGAATAAATCGTCTTACCGATGGAAAACCAGTTCGACGCGGTGCCGAGGATACCGCCCGCCCCGCTGCCGGACGACGCGGCGCCGCTACCGCCGAACAGCGAGGCGATCCCCGACGCCGTCGAGCCGGAACTGGTCTCGGTCCCAATGCTTATGATCCACTTCTTGATCGTCTGCTGGTACAGCCAGTCGAAGAAAGTATTTTTCGCGGTTTCCTTCATCCGCGCCCACAGATTCTTGTTACCGTCCAGGATGCTCACGAAGGTGGAATGCGCGGTGTCGTCGATGCTCTTCCAGAACGCTTTCTGCGCGTCGGCGGCCTCGTCGGTCGCTTTCTTCTGTTTCTCCAGCACGTCGAGCGAGCCCATGGCCGCGATGTTGCGCTTGCGCGCCTCGATCTCGCGCTCGAGCTGGGTCACCGTGTCCCCGCTCAGCTCGAGCGCGGCGCGCTGAGACAGTCGGTCCTCTTCGCGCGCCAGAGTCATCTGCGCTATCTGCAGCTTGGTCTTGCCGTAAGTTCGGACCAGATCCTCGTTGGCCTGCGCCTCGTCCACCAGGGTTTTGTAGTTCTGGTCGCGCTCGTCGGCCAGTGCGGCGACGGCGGCCCGCACCTGCTTAGCGGCGGCGGCGTTCTTCTCCAGCGCGTCAGCGTTGTCGAGGAGGGCGTGGATTTCCTTGATGTGCTCTTTGGTGAGGAGGATCTTTCCGGCGGCCAGTTCCTCGTCGATTTTGATACGCAGCTTTTGCCCGTCGGTCAGCGCGACGCCGCCGACGATCTCCCGCTGGTCGGCCGTCATCTTCTCCTTGATGCTAACGATCAGCCCGGCATAGGCGCCTTGCTCTTTCTTGGCGGCTGCTTCCGCTGCCGCAGCGGCCTTGTCGCGCGCGGCAGCGATCTCGCCTGAATTCAGGAAGGCCGCCACCTTGGCGGTGCTGTCGCCGGTAGCCTTGGCGGTGTCATCGGCGGCCTGCACCGCGCTCTTGCCGGTGTCCACCCACAGCTTGCCGATCTGGATCGCTGCGTCGCCGAGACCCGTGTAGACGTCGGCCGCCATGGTTTTGTATATCTGGAGCGCGCCAGAGAAGTCGCCTGTGAGTGCAGCGACAGCGACAGCTGCGGTGCCGCCGATGGACTTGCCCAGCCCGACGAACAGGGCGGACACCCCGACGCCGACCGAGTACAGCGTCTTGAGCGCGGCCGACAGGACGGTCACCGTGCCGGCGAACGCGTCGCCGTTGACGGCATTGGCCGAGAACGAGTCGGCTATTTTCTGGAGCGTCGGCAGCAGGCCGGCCGCAATGCGAGTGCCCGCGCCCTGAGCTGCGAAGCCCAGTTCGTCGAGCTTGTCGTTGAATTTGCCCGCGTCGGCGGCCACCGCTTCGGTGACGCCCGACAGCTCTTTGCCCCGGTCGATCAAGTCGGTCATGCCGGCGGCGCCGCCGTCGAGCAGTACGGCCGCCTCTTGCCAAGACTTGCCCAGCGCCTCGGCGCCGAACGCGGCGCGCGTCTGCGGATCTTGAATGTTCTTGAATACGTCGGCCAGCTGTTTGAAGGCTTCGAGCGGTTCGGTGGCGGTGATGCCCAGCGCGCGGAACTTGGCGCCATCCTTGCCGATGTTCTGGCCCAACTTGGTGATGGACGACGCCACCCCCCCGAGGCTGGTGTCGCCGAGCTTGGCCGCGTAGGCCAAGCCGGCCAGGTCCTCGATGGCGACCTTGGTGCGCGCGCTCATGTCGTTGAGCGCATCAGCGGCGTCGATGCTGTTTTTTATGAAGGAGACGAATGCGCCGACCGACAGGCCGGCCGCGATTCCGCCGAGCAGGCCCTTGAAGGCTTCTGCGCTCGCGCTCATGCTGTTGAGCGCACCAGTCACCTCGCGGCGTGCGTCTTGGAGATCCTGCCGCAGTCGGGCGATGTCGGCCCGAAGGCGGATTTCTACGTCGCTGACGACTGACATTAGGCTTTCTCCTGTTTTGCTGCTCTACGGGCGATCCGCTTTTCCTCTCGGTCCAGGGACTTCTCACCAGGCTGGTTCCTCGCCCAGCGCCACCGGGATTCGAACTCAGGCCACGGGCAAGGCGCATTGCGTTTTGTAGCGTTGTGCGACTCAGCCAAATACGACCGTGACAATCGAATCAGCAAACGCGATTCGTACGGTTGCCATTCTACCCCGAGAAGCTGTTCCCACGCCACAAGATCCTGCGCCTCGATCGGTCCGTCCTTCTTGGTGGGGCCGATCTCCCACAGGTAATCGAGCATCTCGCCGCCCCATTCCACCGGGGGGTAATCCGAGGGGAGGCCGGCATTCTCGACCACTTCCCGGCGCGGCCGCTCGGGCGGCGCGCTCTTGTCATTGCCGGCCTCGGGTGTCGCGTTTAGCCAGGCTGCGAAGCGGACGAATCGTTCAAGGTCGTCGCCTGCTCTGGCAAGTAGTTTCCCCGGTCACCCGCGAACGTGTTCAGGCCGGCAGCGATGTGACCGATCTCGATGTCCTCGTACGCAGCGCGATATGCGGCATTGCCGATGCGACCCTCATAGTCGAAGCCGTCAAATGAGATGGTGATCGCAGCCAGGAAGACCGCCAGGTCGCGCGCGTCGGCGGCCGGATCGCGTTTTTCGTCTTTACCCTTCATCAGCGCAGCCAGGCCGCCGCTTTTCTTGGCGTTGAAATCGTGTAGTGCGGATTGGAAAATCTTGGTGCCGGGGCTGTGGTGGGTGATGGTCCACGGGGTGATGCCATCTTCTTGATACTGGACATTGCCCTTGGCGTCGGTGACTTCGTACTTGCCGACTGGCAGAATGGCGAGGGATTTCAAATTCTTCATGTCGATTCTTTCTTGGGAGGATTATTGCCCGTGCTGCCTACCTGCGCCCTCCCAAGGGCGACAGGCGGGCAGTCGGTGCTAGTTGTGGCCGAATGGCCGGGTTCTTACACGACGGTCGGGATGACCGGGGTCGCCGCCTTGAGCGCTTCCGACTGGAACAGCAGGGTCAGCGCGTAGGTCAAGTTGTCGTTGGAGCCGCCGCCGGGTTCGGACAAGTTCGACACCTTCGCGGTCCAATACAGCACGGCGCCAGACTGGCGCACGGCGGCGAACGAGACGCGTGGTTTGGTCGAGTCGCGCAGCGCGCCGTCGACGATATCATAGAAATCTGCATCACCGTCGGGGCCTTCTTCCAGGATCATCCATTCGGAGGTGGGCAGCTTGTAGTTGCCGACGCCCTGACGCACCAGGCCCTGGCTCACTACGTCGAGCTCGGTCGTATTGGTCTCGCGACCTTGGATCGCCCCCACCTGGGTGACGGTCGCCTCGGCGGCGCCAGTGGCCGCGAAGAACGTTTCGAACGCGGCTTCGGTGTCGTCGGTTGGCAGGCCCAGCTTGGCGAACAAGCGAGTACCGGCATAAGTTTCAAAATCTGCTGGAAACGGCATAATGTTTTCTCCTGTTGAATGCCCGCGCGCACCATTGCGAGACGGGCGGGCAAACCGATACCGTATTCTAATTCGGTTCGGAAAAAGTTACCATGAAATCCCGCGATTTTTCATGTATTTTGTCATCACCTACCGGCAAATCAGGGCCTTCGCCCGCTGGCAGGATCGACTTGACGTGGTAGGACAACACAGTTCCGGTGTGGACGCCGGCGCCGAGCGCGGCGGCCTTCAAGATATTCTCGCCCGCCGCGTAGCCCCCGGGGTCTTTCGACAGCACAGTCACCTGCACGCGCGTGCGCATCGTCTTGCCTGCTTGGCGCCGCGCGATGGTCGAGATCTCGTCGCCGTAGACGCGGGTGACGGTGACGACCGGTAGCACAGACATCTGCGGCGCGGCGCCAGCGTAGATGCGTTCGGGCGGCACCAAGGCAAGCAACGGCCCGTGATTCGCCAACAGGTTCCGCACGATGGCGACGGCGCTCATTGTTCGTCCTCGCCTGGCAACGGTGGATCGGGAACGTCGAGGCCTTGCGCGCGCAGCCGGTCCCGGACTTTCTTCTGGACGGCGGCGACGGCGGCCGAGAACTGGGCGTCGGCGGCAGGGCGCATGAACGGGTGCGGCCGCGCGCCGGGGTGCTGCACCGCGCCAGCGACGAATTGGCCGCCGATCTGCAGGGAGCCGGCGCGCGGAGCGATCACGTGCGGGCGCGTGCCGAACTCAACCATGTGGGCGTAGAAGGCGCGGCTGTTGCCGACCTTGACGCTTGCCGACACCGAGCCGTCGCGGTTCTTCTTGGTGGTGATCCGCGCCGACTGACGCAGTGGCCCGTGCTCGACGGGGATGTTCTGTTTGACTTCCCGGAGGTAGACCGCCGCGCCGGCGCGCAAGGCCGAGCGCATGACGTTCTGTTCCATCTTGGCCGGCAGCGACTGCAGCAGCGCGTCGAGCGCGGCGCCGCCAGTGATGTTTTCTTGGCTCATGAGCTGAACTCCCGAATGGTGAATTCAATGAACTCACGCTTGCCTATCTCGGCCGGCCCCGCGCTGATTTGGTGGATGGTGTCCACCTCGTTGTGCAGGATCACCCGCATGTCGGAAGTGACGCCGCGCGTATAGCGCATGCGCACGCGAGCGGGCCGCTCGGCCAAGTTCAGCACCAGGCCCTTGGCCTCGGCGTTGCCCGGCAGCGTATCCCACACCTGGGCGGGCACGCGCACGAAGACGTCCTCCCACGGGCCGGGCTGCGGGCCGTACTCGCCGTCAACGACGACACCGGGTCGCTGGATCGTGATGCGCCGATCGAATTGGCTGCCGCTGATCATTGGTACACCACGTATGGTTGCAGGAGCCAGCAATAGAAGTCCTCTGGCAGCGCATAGGTCTGCGCAGTGGCGACCGCGCTGCGGTGCTCGTAGAAGGCGTTGATGGCCAGCAGCATCCACTGGCGAATCGGCTCGGGCACGCTGGCTGCGTCTGCATAGCCGGCATGGTACTGGACGACCACGGCGCCGGCCTGCGCGCGCGTGGTCGGCCACGGGGTGTTGTATGCGGCCGAGATCATCGGCGGGTCCACGAAGCCGTCGACCAGATAAGCCGATCCAGCCAGCGTTTGTTCGGTGCCGTCGGTGTCGATGTACTTGACGCTGTCCAGCTCGAGTAGCGGCGGCCGGGGCACGCGCAGCGGGCCGCAGAAGCCATCGGCGGCAAAGGCCAGCACCTGGGGCATCAGCGCGCGATTCAGCCGCTCCTCGGCCATCTGGCGCGCCACGCGGATCATGCGCTCAATATCATCGTCTTCGTCATCGAACACCTGGCGCAGGTTCAGCTTGGCCTCGGCGAGGGTGATCGGTTCGGACGTCGGCGGTGTGATGACTTTTATCATGGGCTTATTTTACGGCAAGAGGCATTTGCACGCACTCATATTTCAGTTGCATGGGGCTATTCAATTTCAGCTCCTTGGCGGCGCCCGGCCGACGGGCATTGGCGTTGCGCTCGCATTCTTCCTTCGTCGGGCCTTGCGGCCCGAGCGACTCGTAAATACGGACCTCCGCACCAAGGACGTCCTTGCTGACGTATTTCCCGGTGCTCACCAAGAAGTACGAAAGAATGAGCGCGGTCCACATCATTTCGCCCTGCGTAACCGGCGCAGAACTTGCGGCGCGGCCGTCGCCATGTACGCGTATCCGGCGTCGCCTGGGTGATACCCGTCATAGAACGCATTCAGTTGGTGATACATGTTGCTACCGTACAACGATGCATACGTGTAGTTGCTGGTGTCATACATGTTGGCGAAGGTCGGCAGCGCGGCGATGTCGATGAAAGCGTCCGCGTAGGTCCGCCACGTGTTGCGCATCAAGATATTGGCCACCTTGAATCCGTTCTCGTTCACGTCGAGCGTGTAGGCGATATTGGCTGCGTCCGGGCTTTGCGCCTGGCCGGCCGGGATCGTGCTGACCGTGACAATCAGGATCTTGGCACCCTTCGCGGCGGCGGCCGCGCGCAAGTTGTTGCAGTACGTGACCCATACGGAATGCGCCAGCGCGCCGTCCGCGCCATTCCCGGTGTTCGTCATCACGGAGCCGATTTCGTTGGTGAATTCGCCGATGATGACCACGTTGGTTTTGGTCGTGCTGAGCAGATTCACCAATGACGCCATGGTGTTGACCATGCTGGTGTAGCCCGGCTTCACCGAGGCGATCGTCTGACCGCCAATGCCTTGGTTGTTGACCGTGATGCCGGCCGACAAAAGCGGATCGACCTGTTCGATCAGCTTCACCCAGCATTTCGTCAGCCGGTCGGTGCTGCCCGTTCCATAGATGATCGAATTCCCCGCCGCGATGATGTTCACCGTGGCGGGGTCGAGCTTCAGGAGGGCCGCGCCCCCAAGGATTGGGCCTCCGATCATGCCCACGCCCCGGAGTACCGAGTATCCGCGCAGACCCGTGCGCTTGTTTGCGCCGAGAAGGTGCCCCACAGCTTGCCGGTGCTGCCGCTGGTGATCGGGGTGGCAATGGTGATCCACGTGTTCAGGTCGGCGGCGCGCGCCACCTCGGCGATTACTGCACCGCCAGCGCGGCGCAGGCGCACCACGTCACCGGCTGCGGCCAGTATCGCACTGGTCTGGTTCGCGCCGCTACCCGTCTTAGTCACGTACGCGCCACCGGCAGCCCCTGGGGTCTGCACCATGCAATCCCACGACGAGAATACCGAATTGGCCGGTTTCGTGGCGCCGGTTTTCACCCCCGCAACCATGACGCCGGAGGCCGTGTCGCCCGCGTAGGCGTGCGAGAACGAGCCGTCTTGGCCCGCCGGCAGACCTATGTCGCTGACCGGGCTGGACGCCGCGCCGAAAACGTTGTTGACCACGTTGCCGTTCGAGGTGTACGTGTATTCGCCCGCGCCGCCGATCGTCTCGGCGTAGTAGCTTGGGCTGTCGGTGAGAACAGCGCTGAACCGCAGCGGCGTGGACCCCGTTGCCGCCGTGTTGTTCGTGACGCTGTACGCGCTCAGGTTGGCGGCGGGGTTGCCCGCAGTGTCGCGGATCGGCGTCGCACCGGCTGTGTAGCTCAGCGCCAGAGTCTGCCCGTTCGTCACCGGTGCGGCGAACGTGAGCGTTACCGTGGTGCCGGACGCCGTGGCGGCCGTCGGGTTGACCGCAGCCCCGCCGTTGACCACCAACGAGAGCGAGGCCAAGGTCGGGCTGTTGGCCGTCAGCGCCTCGTTGTACGTCATGACCAGCGACGAGCCGTTCATCGCCGCCGACTGGATTATAGGCGCGGTGGTGTCAGATGCTGGCGTGCTGTTGGTCACGGCGGTGCTGGTCAGTGACGCGGCGGCGTTGCCGGCGGTGTCGCGGATCGGGTTGGTGCCCGGCGTGTAGCTCAGCGTGGCCGTCTGGCCCTGCGTTGCGGCGACGGCGAACGTGAGCGTTACGTTGACGCCGGAGACGACCGCAGCGGTCGGGTTGACGGCGGCCGCGCCGTTCAGCACGTAGTTGAACGACGTGAGCGCCGGCGACGCCGTGTTGAGCGTCTCGTTGTACGCCATCACCAAAGTGGCGCCGTTGACCGTCGTCGATTGCAGCAGCGGGGCCGTGGTGTCGGTCGCGGCGACGTTGTTGGTGATCGCGCGGTTGCTGAAGCTCAACACCTGGTTGCCTGCCGCGTCGCGCAGGCCATTCGTGCCCGGCTGGGTGTAGGCGGCGGTGCGCGCCGCTTCACCGTTGACGAAGGCGGGCGTGACGGTCACGTTCAGGTTGCTGCCACTGACCGCCAGCGAGGACACGGTGTGTCCGGACACGGTGAAGGCGGATGCCGCCGGCACCGAGCCGGCCGCCAGGGCTTCGTTGAATACGATGTTGACCACCGTCGGCGTCGCGTTGGCGACTGCTGCCGAGCTGACGGTCGGCGCGGTGGTGTCGATGGCGGTGGCGCCCACGGCTACGGTGCCGGACCAATACGCGTCATAGCCGTCGTAGAAGAACTGGATCTGGTTGACGATGCCGGTGCGGTTGTCATACCCCAGCGATCCGCCCCATTCCTTGAATGCCGAGAAGTCCGGCGTGTTCGTGCCGTTCGCTACCAGGCGCAGATACACCAGCGAGTTGCGCACCGCGCCAGCCATAACGGTGAAGGCCATCGCGCCGGTCACGTTCTGCTGCGGCATGTAGGCCGAGCCGCCGCTGGTGAGCGGGATGGCGAGTGAGAACGGAATGTCCGATGCGCCGCCGCCTGCGGCAGCCACGGCGACACCGTTGGCGTCCGTGAGGCCCACCACGGCGCCGACAGGCGTCTTGCGGACCTTGGCCGACTCGTAGGTGTCCGGCGGCGCGTAGGCCACATAGGCGATGCCGCCGGTAAGGTCAAGCGACGCGTTCCCCTGCGCCACGAAAAACGCGGCGAGTGCGTCAGGCAGATCACGGATGGTCTGCGGCGGGCTGCCGTCGTACGTGGCGAGCAGGCGAACGGTCGTAGTCATTATTTTTTACCCTTGTTGGCTGGCGCTGGTTGCATCTTGTTTTTGGGCGCGGCGTCCATCTTCTCGCCGCCGACCAGGTCGTCGATGTCGTCCTCGGCTGGTTTGGTTTCTGGTGCGGGGGTGGCGTCTTCCACGTGGCCCAGTTCCTTGAGCACGTTGATATCGGCCTGCGCTACGTCGTCGCGGATCTCGCCCTCGTGCAGGTGGTAGCGTCCGTGGGACACGCTGTTGATTACTTTTACGCTTGGCATAATGCCCTCCTGTATCTGTGAAAAAGCCGCCCCGAAGGGCGGCTCGGGCATTACGGCGCGGTCAGCGCACCCTTCACGAATGCCTCGGGACGGTACACCGCCAGCGCCAGGCGTTCCTCCGCCATGATGGCGATCAAGTTGTTCACCCAATCGTCCTCGTTCTCCGTGGCAACAATAATTCCCGATTGTTCACGGTCGAAAACCTGTGCGCCCATCTTGAAAGCGCCGGTCAGGAAGGTGTTGACGGTCATCGCCAGCGAAGTTACCACCGGGCGGCCCCACAGCGTCGGCGACAGCGTGCCCTGCGGATTGCCGATCAGGTATTGGCCGGTCGAATCCTTCAGCAGCTCGATAGCCGCCCAGTTGGTCGGGTGCAGCACCATGCCGGTGGAAGGCAACAGCGCCAGTTCCGACTGCAGCAGCGCCAGGCGCAGCGTGTCGATGTTGGTGGCAGGGGCCGTCGGGGTGAAAGCGGCGGCGTAGGCGGTGGCCTGGGTGTAGATACCGTTCAGGTTGTTGGCGGCGCCGGAGCCTTTCAGCAATTGCAGCTCTTCGACGTAGTCCAGGCCGTAGACCAGTTGGCCGTCGATCATCGACTGCAGCGCAGGGAAGTCAGCCAGGATCTCGGTAGACGCTTTCATGAAGTGTGCCAGCTTGATCACGTTGGCGGTGGTCAGCGCCATCACCAGGGTCGATTCTGGCTTGCGGGTGCCCTCGACCACCGGGGCCGCATTGTTGGTGTATCCGGTTTGCTTCATGTAGCTGATGCTGTTCGAGCTGGTGCGGCCCGGGGTGATCAGATCGCGCACGGTCATCGGGCGCTGCGGCAGCATGATCACGCCTGCTTGGCGGTCGGCCACGATGTTGGCGCCCGACGATACGGTGGTCAGCGCTTTGGTCTCGAAACGATTCGAGCCGCGCTCGCCGCCGGCCATGCGCTCGGATTTGGCCTTGAAGTCCGCGTTCTCGATGGCGCGGTAGCCCACCGATTTGGTGGACTGGCTATCCCCGGCGCCACGGCGGGCGGATTTCTGCTCCAGTTCGGTGACCTGGGCCTGCAGCTCGCCCTGCTTGACCAGCAGTTCGTCGACGGTTTGCTTGACGCCGGCGGACATATCCACGCCTTTTTTGGCTTCGGCCAGGGCTTTTTCGCCGGCCTCGCGCACTTGGTCGGTGATTTTGTCGAGTGCGGCTTTGATTTGGGTTTCGTCGGACATGGTATTTCCTTATGGGGTGAGTTTGAATTCGCGCAGGAAGACCAGCGCGGTTTGTACATCATCGCCTTTGGTGTCGCCGGGCTCACCCCGGAGCAACTTCGACAGGCCGCTTGTAGCGATGGCGGCGGCCTGTGATTTGGAGAACCCGCCTGCATCCCGCAGGAAGTCCTCGAATTCGCGCAAGGTCGGCAGCGTGCCGGCCTCGATCATGCTCTTGACGTCGGTCATGCGCGCAGCGTCGTTCATTGGGTTGCTCACCACGCTGATCTCGACCAGGTCCAGCTCGTGCAGCGTGGTAACGCCGCTCTTCTTGTCGTAGCTGTCGCGCTTGATGCGGTACCCGATCGACATTCCGGTGATGGTCTTGGTGCGCATGCCCTTGAGGGCGATTCGCGCATACGGCGCGTCGTCCACCCACAAGTCGGCGTCGTTCGTGAACAGGCCGTGCTTGTCTTCTTTCAGGTCCGGGTGGCTGCCGATCGGCTCGTCCGTTTTGTGCTGCCAGTACATAGGCACCTGTCGGTCCGATTTGCTCCACAGTTCCAGGCTTTTACCGAAAGCGCCGTGTTCGACGACGTCGCCCCCCTTATCCACATTGCCGAAAACCGAGCCGTAACCGGAGAAGCGGCCGGCGTCGGTCAAGCTTTTCAGGTCGAGGTCAATCGATTTGGTCAAGTAGTTCATGTGGTGGGGTTTCCTGTGGGTTCTTGCGCGATTGTATCAGGGTTTTGCGTGGTGCTAGTTATTTTTCCTACCATGTCCAGCGGAATCATGTTGCTTTGCATGAACAGGTTGTCGCCGCCCGGTAGCGGCTCCAGGTTCTCCAGCGAGCGGCAGAAGTTCGGGGTGTACACCGCCGCCTTGATCATCTTGTCGTAATACGCCGACCGGCCCGAGCTGTCCATTCGGAAAAACCCCTCACGGCTGAATTCGGCGAAGTATTTCAACCGCTCGGCCGGCGTCAGGAGGTTCTTGGCGATGCTCTGCTCGATTCCGACCAGGTCCGGATCGATGACGTACTGCAGGAACCCAAGGTTCTGCTGCTCGCGGCCGGTGCCCCAGTTCGACACGGCCGTGCCGTGTCCGATCATGGCTGGCGGCACGCCATACCACCGGCACAGATCCTCAACGCTGGCGTTGAGCTGCTCCATGAGCTGGGCATCAATCGGGTTGATGGTGAGCTGCTGGTATTTGGCGTTGCCCTCGAGCAGGTAGTTCCGGCCCATCTCGGCATTGCCGAAAATGCCGTCGATCACCGCCGATTGCATGCCTTTTCGCTGGTCCGGGGTCAAGATCGGTTCGATCGACACCACCCCGGACGGGCGCATATTACCCGAGAACAGGTTCGACGAGGCCGCCTGCGCCGCGCTGGCGCGGGCGATGGACCGGCAACCGATGCCGATCGGCGACAGGCCGCACAGGCCGTCCTCGGTAAAGCCCTTGATGTGCCATATATCGCGCTCGGTGTAGGTCTTTTGGCCCCTCGGATCGGCGTAAAGATAGGTCACATCGCCTGCCGGCGTGCGCCGCACCGTCACCAGGCTGGGGCACAGCGGGTCCAGCGACACGATGCGGGCGCCGTTGAAGGTCTTCAGGACGTAGGCATTGCCCCATGTGTCGAGCCGCACCTGGATCGAATTCCAGAAGTCGCGGGCGGTCATGTCAGCGTTGGGGGAGTCGTGCAGAAGGCGGTACAGGTAGTGGTCGCGCGCCACGCGGCGGGATTCGCGCCCGTTGACCTCGGTGCGCTCGTAGAGGAACAGCGGCAGGGTGGAAATGGCGTTGGATTTGAGCTTGACGCACGCCCACACGGTGGAGAGCTGCAGCGCGCGGTCGATGCGCGGGGTGTTGTCGCCGATGTTGTAGCTGCCGTTGACGACATCGCGGTTGCCGGGGTCGCGGTCGATCTGGCGATAGGCGAGGGCGTCGCGGATCGAGAAGTAAATCGACTTGAGGGAGAACCGATTGGCCTTGCCTTTGTCGCTCATGTCACCGCCATATCCGCAAGGTAGTCATCCCAGGTTCGTTTGCCATCTTCCACTTTCTGCGGCATCACGCCGATTGCCATGGCCAGGGCCACCATTCCGTCTATTCGACCACGGGCCGTCTTTTTATCGAACTTGCGCGCGCCGCTGTCGCCGACCACTTTGGCGTTGGCGGCGTTGCTGGCCAAGACCGGGTGATTGCCATGGCGTAGTTGGCCTTCGAGCAGTCGAACTTCCAATTCCCGCAGCGCCGGCGTCATCGAAGCAGTTCCTTGCCCCATCTCGACAAAACGATCCTGATCGGCCATCGGCATCTCTGCGTGATCCAGCCAAGGGCGCAATTGCTGCATGTGATACCGGTCAAATGCTATCAGTTGCACGTCAAAATCGGTGAAAATCTTGCGCAAAACCAGGGCAACGTGGCGGTATTGTACCGCTTTTCCGGGGGTTGTCAGCAAAAATCCTTGCTTTTCCCACACATCATAAGGCACTTTATCCTTCTCGGACTTCTCTTTTAGGCCGTGTTCGGGCAACCAAAACCACGGATAAACGCTCCCATCGTCGGCATCCACCAGCACCAGGGCGGTCAAATCGTGCGTGCTGGCCAGGTCCAGGCCGCCGAAAACGCGTGGCCGCTTACGGTGCGTAGGCTCGGCGCCGTTCGCTTCCCATATCGAACGGGTGACGAACGGAGCCGTGGCTTCGGTACGACGGTTTAGATTGAGATTAAGGAATTCCGGCTCGAAGCTGGGCGTAGCCTTGGCCTTGGCGCAAAGCTTGCGCATATCCGCCATGGAGCGGAACACCCCGAGCGCCGGATTAGCCGCGCGCCACCCATCCTCGTCATCCATGGGCGCATCTGGGGGCGATTCGTAGACATGGCACACGACATGGGGGTCGGGGTTCTCTCGCTGTGCATCGATCATCTGCGAAAGCATGTCGACGTCGGTCGGCGCCTGAGTGCTGATAACGAATTGCATGGCGTTCTCGTACGCACCCTGGGCTGTTTGGAGGGCGGACACGAACGGATCGGACGGGCCGCGCACCTGCGCGAGTTCGTCTAGCACGATAACCAGGGGGCTGAGGCCGTGTTTTGTTTTGGCTTCGGCCGATAACGCCTTATATTCTACGTTTTTCGACAGCCCCAGCAGTTTTTTTCCCGAGGGGAAAATCTTTATCCGCTCGGCCAATTTCGGGGACATCTCAATCATCTTTACGCAGAGTGAGTGGACGAGCGCAGCTTGTTCTAATGACATCGCCCCGCTGACAATCTGGCTATTGCGCACCGCCTCGGGGCCGGCGATGAAGGCCAGCAAGAGCGCCGCTATCAGGCTCGTTTTGCCATTTTTTCTACCGATGCAGAGGATCGCCGTGTGCACCGGAACCGGCGAATCGAAGACGGCAAGCAGCCAGTCGCGCTGGAAAGGCATTAGCCGGAACGGCTGCCCCATCAAATCCCCTTCGGGCACGATCAGATATGTTTCCATAAAGGAACATATCTTCTCTCCACGGGTCAGTGGTTTTTTAGGCATCTAGCGTCCACCCTTTCCAACAGCGGCCGGGCCGCCCGCGCAAATACACCAACATGTCGGATATTTCTTTTGGGGTAGTGCGCATGGCCTCGGCAACTTCTAGCCGTTTCCCCTCTACGGTCCGCCCATCTTTTGCGAAACGCAAGACTGCGCCTTTGCCCGTGTTGGGCCCTTTTGGCGCTACGGGCTTAGTCCCGCGCAAGTGCCAGCCCAATGAAGTTGCCCCCTTCTGAACAACGGCAATGGCATGGCGACTTATGCCGCACTGCTTGTGGAATTCCATCTGTGTGCCCGTGAAAGCGCGGCCGTCCACGTTGACGAAATCATACACCGCGCCCTTGCGGCCGCGCGAGGTTTTTACGACGGCCCCGGCCAGAGACCACCCTCGGCTACGTGAAATATGACCGGCCGTAAGGCGGAAAGCGTCGGTGCCCGTCATGCCCAGTTTGGTCGGCATATCTCCACGGCGAAGGGTTATCACGCGACCATCTACGTGCACCAAATCGTAAATGTCGTGTTTGAAATTCGGGCAGTTTTCACCCGAGAACGCCTCTGCCGCGCGGCGTGCTGCAAAACCATGTTGTCGGCGCGCTTCTCCGTACAGCCGGGCGTGCCCTGCCACCATGAGTTTCAGCGGCACCCACAGCTTGCCGCCGTGGATCTTGGCGAGCAGCAGGTGCGCGAAGAAATGGTCTTCCGGCGTGAGGCGGATAAGATTGCCGGGGGTGTCATCGCCACCTAGGCTGCGCGGAACGATGTGGTGCTTCTCGAGATAGGAGGAAAGGAGCACGGCGGCGTCCTCGGTGGTGCGGCGATCGGCGATGAAAGCCGTGTAGATTTTCTGATAATTCATGCTTGAGTCCTGGGCAAGAGGGGCTATGGTAGTTGTCGGAAGCTGGTAGCCTAGACCAGCTTCTCGGGTGCCCCCTATCCGACACCCCAACTGTACCACGGCCGGCGCGCTCATGCCAGCAGATCGTCTTCCTGCTCGACCTCTTTGCGCAGCCCGCGCGCGTTGGCCTCCAGCTTGCGCTTGGCCGTCGGCGTGCGCGGGTCGCCCGTGGCGCGCCCGATCATCTGGAGCGATCGGCCGAGGGCCATCTGCCGGCGCGCGAGCTGTTCGCTAATCGACACCAGGGGGTTGGCCACCCGGGTTCCGCGCTCGTTCGTCGTCACCCGGCCCTCGACCACCAGCTCGGCGCGCACTTCCTCTTGCTCGGCCATGCACTCGGCCAGCTGGACAGCGATCGTAAGCTGATGCTCGTTCCATTCCTCTCGCGCACGCGCGCGCACAATGTCGGCGAAGTACGGCTCGGCACTCGCGGAAAGTTGCACGTGCGGCGGTGGGCGCAGGTCCGGCGACGCTGCGTTTTTCGCCGCGTTGATCGCTGCCGTTGCGCTGTCCGCGCGGGTTTTACGTGGTGGCATTTTTGAACTTTTCTTTCTCGATGTCTTCGCAAACCGTCCGGCCGGTGTTGCGCAAGATGTAGCCTACCATGTGCCGCAGGTTGGACTCGTCCGGCTCGACCATATCATATTCGTCCTCGCACGCTTCCATCAAGGCCGCGTCGAAGGCCGCGAGCAGCGCAACGCGCATGCGATTTACTTCGTCTTCGGGGATATTATATTTTGCCATGGCGTAATGTTTCTTTGACGAGTTGTGGATTAGCGTTGAGAAAGAGGGTCGGCGCGGTCCTTGTTAAAGTCAACTAGTTAGACTTTTTACAACCCCCTGGGGTCTGCAAATATTTTCAGGTTGGTGTGTCGTCTCTGCGGGCCGAAAACGCGTTCATGGTATCCGAAAATCTGTTCATCGCCTCGCTAAATCGCGCGTCGGTTTCGGCATGTGCTTTACGTGCCACGGCATCGAGCGCCTGTCTCTCCTGCGCCCGCCGCAACTGCCATTGGCTGCCGATCCAGAAGCCGAAAGCCATTGCCACCGAGAGGGCAAACGTTATCATCAGGGTCAGCATGTCAGAAATCCATCATGTCGAGCGTCGATGTCGGCGGCAACTGCTTGACCACATGAGGAATCGCCCGCTGCTCATCGGTCAGCTGATCGATCGCCACCGCGTACTGACCATTGGTCTCGTCGCGGCCGAGCGGCGCCAGGGCCTGCAGGTCGGTCAGCATGTTGCGGTACAGCCACACATGTGGTGGGATGCCGGCTGGTTCTTCGTCGGGAGTGTCGACGTGTTGGACTTCGCGTGCGTAGGGATCGACACCGCCGTGATACGCCACGTACCCCGAGAAGCTGCCGTACTGCTCGCGATCAGCAGGGGGCAGGGCGTTGTACTCCTGGCGCCAGATCGCGCGCTGTGCGTCGTCCTGATCGGTCTGGGGGGCATTGCGCGCGATGTCGTTGGTCTCGACCTTGCCGGACAGGCTGACGCGGATCACGTCGATCTCTTGGCCGCCGTCGAGCACCACAACGCGCTGGTCTGGGCCGAGCACCAGCTGCAATGCGCCACGCAAACTCGCCTGCTGCTCGCGGGATAAAACGTGCGGGCACCGAAGCACCAGCACATCGTCGGGTTGAAGTTCGATCAGGTTCATGGTGTTTGTCCTTTGGGAGGGTCTGCACCGGGATGGTGGCTGCGTCTCACGACGTTGGCTGTGCTGCCTGAGAGAACCTGACCGTGCCAAAGGCAGAGGGCCAGGCCATATTGACGCCAAGCATACCACCACATCGCGCCATGCTCAACACTATTCGCAATGGTCCAAGGAAGGCCGCAATGGCACCGCCACGCGTCGATCAGCTCAAGATCCGTCCACCGGCCACCCGTCCAGGCCGATCTGCACCTTGGGCCTGTAGGTGCGTCCTGTCTCGCGGGCGGATTTTTCGAGGTGATGGGGGTGACAGATTGTTTGTAAATTGGCAAGACCTTCTGTTTGGTCCTCGCGCCACCCCATCTGACCGGCCTTCGCTTTGCTGACGATGTGGTCCACCTCGGTGCCGGCCTTGATGATGCCCTCGGCCTTGCACACCTGGCACATGCCGAGATCACGCTCGATCACCTGGGCTCGGGTCTTTTCCCATGCCGCACCGTAACCCCTCGATTGCCTACTTTCTGTTGACCAGACCATTTTCCATTGTCCTTGTAAAAATTTGCACCCTGAATCTTTACCTGCAATTATTTACGAGTTCGTACCTTCCAAACCCTCATTTTCCTTTCCAACCATTCCATATCCTTAGAGATATGGAATGGAATGGAAAGTTGGAAAATGAAGATGCCCTTTCCTTTCCATTCCAAAAACACCCTTTGGAAAGGTTGGAAAGTGGGAAAATTTACATCTTCGTATTTAATTTCAAGTACTCGCCGGACTCAACAATGTGGCCGGTGCGTATCAAAGCGTCAAGAGGTTGATTAATATTCTTGCGCCAGTTGCTCGAACGACCGCTTTCGAGGTGGTTCCGGGCCAGTTCAAGGAAGGCTTCACGGGTGGTATCGGCGATGGAAAAATGCTCACCGAACAACTTATAAACCGCCAACTGGGCCTTGCCGGTGATCTCCGGAAGGCCGCCGACCTTGTTCTCTTTCGGGGTGTCGGCCATGTGTTCGACCACGCAGGATGTGGTCTCTTCGCCGTCCTCGTCGACGCCGATAGCGATGGTGGCGAGCTGGAATTTGAACTCGGCCTCGTCCTGTCCGTCCTTCATCTTGGTGATGGTGGCCGTCCGGAACGCCTTGGCACGCGACACCTCGATCTCGGCGTCGGCCGCTGCCCGGAGCGCCGAGCTGCCACGCGCCCCACTGGTGGTGTCCTTACCGGTGTGGTGGACCAGCACCACGATCGCCCCGGTGGCCTTGTGGATCAGGTCACAGTTGCGCACCACCCGGTTGACGTCCTGGGCCTCGTTCTCATTGCCGTTGCCCATCACCCGGGCGTAGGTGTCGAGGAAGACCACCGCCAGCGGGCCGAGATCCATCAACGCCGCGATGACGTCGGTCACATCGGTGTTGTTCATCATGTTCGGGGCGTCGGCCAGGATGCGCACCGGGAAGCTGTCCGGATCTATCTTGTGCTGGCGGCAGTAGGCATGTGCACGGTCGCGGAATCCACTGGCGCCCTCGGCCACCACATAGGCCACCGTGCCCTGCGCAACCGGCACCCCGCGCCACTCAGCGCCCCGCGCCACACACCCGGCAACGTCCAACGCGAAAAAGGTCTTGCCCGATCCGCTGGCGCCGTAGAGCACGGCCAGCGACGCGCGCGGCAGCAGCCCCTTGATAATCCACTGAGCCGGCGGGCGCCGCAGGAACTGGCCCACGCTCTCGAAGGCGAAACGCTTCTTGATACCCACGGCCGACAGGTCGCGGCTCGCCGGTGACGCCTCGGGTTCGTCATCCAGCACATCGAAAAAGTCGGGAGAATCAATAGCGACTTCCGCCGGCCCGCCGCCTAATAGCTCCTCGACTGTCGGTTCGGCCTTAGCGGGCGGCGCAACTGGCGGGACGCTGTCGCCGACCAGGTGTTCATAGGTCAGTACCGCGTCTTCCTCGACGATGGCCGCTCCGCGCCGGCAATGTTGCGTCCACAGGTATTCGACGGCCTTGTCGTAATCGTAGTTGCGCTTGCTCAGCGCCGTCTCCATGGTGTGCTCGTTATCGACCATGACGGCCAGCGCCGTCTCGGGTGACAGGCCCATCTTGGCCAGCGCCACGCCGACCGAGATCAAACGCCGCGACCTGTCTTCGCCCTCTTCCGGGCCTTCCGTCATGAAGTCGTAGGACCGCAAAGGCAGGTCCAGATCGTCGAGGTGGGGCACTTCCATGCCCGCCACGTTAGGGACCGCCAGCGCCAGCAGTTCGGCCTTGCGCCGCCCGTTGTGGTACTTCGCCTTTAGACTATCCAGGAAGCCCTCCCGCACAGGGCGCAGCGTGGCGCGGGTACCTGGCACTCGCTCGCCCGTCAGGGTGAGGAAGCGCTTGCCGCCGCCGTAGACGTCCAGTCCCGGCTCCTTACCGTTGACCTTCTCGGCGCCCGGCAGTTTGGCCGCCCAGTCTTCCGGCAGGTCGCCGAGCACCCATACGTGCAGCCCGGTGCCGGATGGCGATATCTCGGTGTAGCTGTCAAGTTGCGCGGCGATCTCGTGCGCCCAAGGCGCGATCTCACCGTTGACGACGCAATGGTCGAGGTCGATGCCAACGATGCCCTTGACACCGGTCATAAGGAAGCCGACGCCCGCTATGATGTCGGGTCGTTCCTTGTAGACCGCCATCGCTTCGTCGAAGGACACCCAGCCGGCCGCCGACAGGTTAGACAAGCCGCATGCGGGGTTGCTGGCGCGGCGCGGCACCTTGTCATACTTCTGGCGCTCGTCGCTCCACGGCGCCGCCCATGGCGCCCAGCGACGCAGTTTGCGCAGCTGCTCGGGGATATTCTCAGGGACACAAGCGACGAGTGGTGGGCGATCGGATGCGGCGGCCATCACACACGTACCTCTTCGCCGCCCGGCAGCCTAATCATCCACTCCTGATCGTCAGTAGGGCCGCCGAAGATCGTTATCGGCAGCGCGCGGCTATCGTTGGATGCGAAGCCCCACGCAATCACGCGCAGCCACGGCCCCCAGCCCTCGAAATTGTCGTGCCAGTTTATTTCACGGACAGACACGTGGTAGATTTGATTTGCGGGTATGACAGAAATATAATGCATGGCGATTGCTTTCTATAAAAACAAAAGCCCACAGGATTGCACTCTGACTGCCAAGTCCCGGACCAATCCCGGCGAGTGCGCTCCTGTGGGCTTACTGGTTATGACTTGG